TCTCCAGAAGCAACAGCTTCAACGAAAGCAGGATCATTAACCTTGCTTTCAAAATCTTTAGCGTTAAAACTTTCTATTTTTCCATCAACCTCAACTTCAATAGCTCCTAAACTATTAACCATAAGGTTTAAAGCTTTTATGTTTTCTCCAACCTCGTTCTTAGCAGATTCGTTATGAAGAGATGACTCAATTTTCTTTAACCTGTCCAACTCCTTAGTAAGGAATTCTTTTGGATTTGATTCTATCTCAGCAACAGCTTCTGTGTTGTTATTCTTTTTAGCGTCAGCACTAGCCAATTCTAAGTAAGCATTAGTTCTGTCTAATGTTAATTTATTTTCTAAGTTATCAGAATTATCTACAATAGTGTTAAATATTTGCTGTTGTTCAGCAGGAGGTAAATCGTTAACGTATTGCTTATACTCAGCAACAGTTTTAACTCCAGAAGGAATTTTCATACCTGCAGAGAAAATGATCTCCCCTAACATTTCTTCTTTTACTCCATCAAAATAACCAACATCAAGTCCTTGACTTATAGATGAAGCATTGTTAATTATCTGAGCTCCAGCAGCAACACCTGCATCAAGCCCCATATCTGAAATTCCTAATCTTGCCGCATCCAATAAAGGCTTTACAGCTTTACTAGCAAACTTTTTAGTGAAATTCTTACCAAGCCTTCCTGCAATTTTAGCTGTTCCTGCACCAGCAACACCTTCTACAAATCCTGTTGCTCCCTGAACTCTAGCTTCTCTACTTGCAACCTCAAACGCTTCACTCTCAGTTCTTCCCTCATTTCTAGCCTGGATGTAAACTCCTCTTTTTGCCGCACCATAAGATGTAGCTCCTGCATCAATTCCAGAATACAACATTGAAGCGTACTGCCCTACACCTGGGATTAACCCTAAACCTGTTGCCGTAGCAATTGGAATAGCTTGAGATCCAGCCATTTTAGTTACTCCTGCAGATGACATTAATTCGTCAGTAGGTTTTTGAATATCGTAAGCTTCTTCTAAACTTCTTTCATACTCTAATTCCAGTATAGCCTTAGCTTCATCATCATCAGCAAGACCTAGTTCTTTAGCCATAGAAATGTTAAAATCTCTTTCATCCATTCCATCTCTAAAAGAATCGTACATACTCTCTAAAGCTGTAGGATTTACAGCCAAACCTCCAGCATTAATTTCAAACAGCGAAGCATCTTTACCTTCCAAATCATCTTTAGCATAGTTTCCAATGTCAGGGTTTTCAGAGAAAGCCTTGTATATTTTTTTGTTAGCAGCTTCAGACTTTTCAGCATCACCACTTTGTAAATCTGAAAGAATGTCAGGATTTTTTTCTAAATAGTTGGACTTAAACGCTTTACGTGCATTAGTAAATGTTAAAGCTCCCTCTTCATTAAGAACTTTAAACTCAGGATTATCTTTAGGAATAAAAGTATTGTCAGCAACAGAAACGTTAATTCCGTCCTGAATCTCTCCAGTAGCTTGATTGTCTTGATCTACTTGTTGAGGAGTTTCTTTAAGCTTATTCTGTATAAACTTCATTTTATCCACATGACCCTTTAGTATAGAATCACCATCTTTAGGAACTTCATTTACAGGAGCTTTCTCCACCACTTCAGTTTCAACAACAGCCTCTTCCTCTTCAGGAATGCCAGATTCAATGTCATTAAAGATTTTATCAGCATCTTTACCTTCTTGAATAAGTTCAGTTCTAGCTTTTTCTGCTCTTTCCTTGAAAGCTTTATCACTCTCTTCTTTTTTTCTTTGGCCTATTTTCTCAGCCAACCTTCTCTTAAGTTCTTTTCCATTCTTCGACAAAGGCCCTGCAAGAGTCTCTGAATCTTGTTGAGAAGAGTCTTTTTTTTTTACTTTAGACTCAAAATCTTCATAACTTCCTAGCTCATACTTAACTCCTACGCCATCGTAGAAAGCTTTTCGCTTCTCAGGATCTTGCAGTTTAGCATTAAAATCCTCATAACTTCCTAAATCGTACTCTTTTGACGCATGGTCATAAAGTAATTTTGTTTTATTTTCTGGCATATTAAAATCCTTTAATTACACTTTTACTTTCTGAATTATTTCCTGACTTTCTTGCTTTCAATTCCTTAGAGAAGCTGTCTATATCAGTTATTCCGTACTCAGATTCTAGGTGAGCTTTCATTGTCTTATCTAAAGGGTCGTTGACAGTTTCTCCTGTTACAGTCATTCCTCCAGATAAATCATCCTTCATTACATTTCTCACAACTACCCATTCTCCTTTATGAGTTTTTCTAATCTCAGAAACAGTTCCTACAACTCCTTTTACTGTTATTGGGCTTAATTGAGAAGCATTTTTCTTACCTATTGTGATAATCTCTGCATCTTCAGATTTTCCTCCTCTACTTCTTAACTCTTCCATGCTTAATCCAAAATCATACTTATCTCTCTTATCTCCCCACCCTCCATTACTACTAGTATCTTCAGGGGCTCTTCCTACACTAACATTATTAAAGTTAGTTTCTCTTGAAGTTTTGTATTCATCATAAAATCTTTGAACTTGCTCGTCAAATTCAACTCCAGGATACTTAATCTCTAAATCATTCATGATTCTAGGATTAGCAGACACAGTAGCTTTAAATATTGGAAGAGCTTCAGAGTCAGGTTGCCAAACTTTTTTGTCGTAAGAAACTTGCTCTTTATCTTTATTTATGTATGATCCTTTCTTTTTCTCGTATAATACATTACCTGCAGCAACGAAAGCCTCATCCATTCTCCCTAATGGATCTCCAACTACCTGATCTTGAGCATACAAGCCTTTATCTTTCATATCCTTCATAGTAGAACCTGTTGCTAACATATAGTCCTCCATTGCTTTTCTTTTCTCTGTAGTATATCCTGAGCCAGGCTCGTTTAATGCTGAATACAATTCCTTCATTTCAGTCTTAGACTCAACAGAATTAGATATAAATATCTTTTGCTTATTCATGTGTTCACGATAAAGGTTGGACCAATAAGGATCTCCATTTAAAACTTTATCCCAATTTCCTTCAAAAGCTTTATAGCCATCTTCATTCATCTTTACGGCAGTCTCTTTGTCTGACTCTCTCATCTTAGATGTATCAAACTCTCCAAAATCTCCACGCAACTCTCCTAATGCCTTTTCTTTTTTAGCATCATCAAGAGCCTTCTGCTTTTTGTTAGCTTTTTGGTCTTCTCTTAAGTTTGCAAATATATTATCAGTAACTTGATTTAGCCTGCTATAGTCATCTATAACGGCTGTTCCTGAACCTACACCTTTACTTCCTGGGTTTGCCATGTTTTATATTTTTATTAAGATTGAGGAAATGTGAATTTATTATACTTAAGATAGTCCTGATTTTTTGCAGAAAGCCCATAAGTATCTCCATCTCCACTCTGAGATGGAGTAATTCCACTAAAATCCATACTGTCTCCTGAAGTACTTTTTTTAGAACCACCTCCAGAAGAATTCTTATTTCCTCCACCTCCACTCATTCCTCCAGCAATTCCAGCACCACCTTGCATCATAGACCCTAAAGCTTGATTGTAACCTTCTTTCTCATTTCTAGCTCCTGCTTGGTATTCAGCTTGAGCAGATTGCAACTCGGCATTATAATTATCCATCTCATAGCCAAAACCTTTATCCTTAGCTTCTGCCACAGCACCTCTAACTCTAGTTAGATCCTGCTCTTTCCTCTGCTTATTTCTAGCTTTTGCTGCAGCGTCCATACTTACTAAATTAGTATAAGCATCATTTGCTTGATTAGTAGACTGTTGAAGTCCTAGTAACCCAGATTTTCTATCTTCAGCATTCTTTAATGAAGAAACCTCAGCTCTTTCTAAATTTTTAACATACTCAGCTTTTTGTTCTGCAGGCAACCCTTCTACAGTCCTCTTTTCTGTTTCATTCAAGTTTTTCATTAACTCGTCAGGAATACGATAAGTAGGCTTTAAGATTTTATTCATCTTGTCTTTAGCTTTTTGCTTATCCTTTTTACCTTTCCAGCCTTTATAAAGACTAACTCCAGCCATTGTTACGGCTGTTCCTGCATATACATAACTCATGCTTCTAATGTTTTTATTAAATACTTCTTAATTCTAAATATCATAGAATTTTTCTTAATATAATTTAACTGCTCAACTTTCTGAGCTTCAAACTTATCATACTCTTCAAAGCTTTCAGCGATAATGCTATCCTCTAAAACTTTTAAATCTCTAGTGTTAGTTGGATTGTTATGGACTGTAACCCAAACTAGATCAGTTTCAGCGTACAGTATTCTTTTTGTGCCTGCTGAAGAAATCATTGAACATGGAGCTACTAAAGTTTCAAGATGCTTCTCTTCTGTAAAAACTTCAACAGTTCCTTTTAATAGAAAATTTGGATGTCTATGCTTATGAATTTTCCCTGCAATTAATTCTCCTGCAGGAATAAAAATCTCTCTAACGTACATTCCATCAGAAAAAGAATGCTTTAAAGGGCATCTATCAGTATCTCCAGAGTATGAATTAGGTGTGCTCTCAATAAAGTTTTGAACCTCTAGTATATTACCCCTAACATCCTTCTGATCTTTTGCAACTAAATCTTTCTTTATTTCCTTCAAATCCATTCACTCTCTGATTAAGACTCAAAAGTACGAAATATTATCTGATTACTAATCTTTTTAATATTAAATGTACAAGATTACTTTCCTGTAAGCTCACTTTTAGTTAGATTTATTCCTGCGGAAAAGATTTTAACTTCTTCAGTGTCAGTATTTTCAAGAGTTATATCCATTGAATGACATCTAATATCATTACCTTCTATAAGAGGAATGTCTACATTAGGCGTATTAATATCCTTTAAAAGGTGAGCCTTAAAAACTCCTTCATCATCAGTAAAATCATCCTCAATTAAAGATGTTTCCTGTCCAAATTGATTTGTAGCTTTAGGCATAGAAAACTTATGAGTAGACTCTGTTAAAATGCTATTGTAAACTTTAATTAAGCTAGACTCTGTATTAGAAATAAATCTTAACTGCATCGTGAATTGCTTTCCGTAAAAATTATTATGAACAGCATTAGTGTTATGAGTATAAAGATCTCCTTCATTAAAAGAGATTAAACCAACATTGTTAGCTACCATAAACTCAGGAATATAAGAGTAGAACGTTGTCCATTTCTTCTTTATTTCACTAAATGCTATAGTTTCTTTTATAGGTTGAGAACGCTTGTCAGTACTAATATCTCCTTGTATTGACAAAACATACTCCCCAAATCTCACGTCATACTCTCCAAAAAGTTTAATGTCTCCATTCGCCTTTATAATACTCTCAAACGTGTCATTAAAATAGTTATGCATACCGTACTCTGATATAGGCGTTAATCCATCACCTCCCAATCTTAACACTACACCTCTCTTTATGTCTGCAAAGTATATTCTGTTTCCATACACAGCAAAACTTTCTGGATTACTTCCAATACCGTACTCCCCTCCATAATAAACTATATCACTTAAAACTTTATCTTGAGCTTTTAAAGTTGATATTGCCGAACCGTCATTACCGTACAGCGTAGTTTGACTAATACGAACCTTTCCTACCTTAAGATTTTGAAATAGTATTAAATCTTTATTCTCTCCATACATTCTTTCAATACTTCCGTACTGTTGATCATACTCGTTAAATGCTAAATCATCAAACTGAGACAATCCATTTATATTAGTGCTAGGTATATAGTTGTTAGAGAATCTAATAGTAGACTTTCTTTTAACTTTCTTAATTCCATTGTCAACCTTATTAGGCCTTCCTTTATTCCATGCATCTGAAGAATAAAAGTCACTAAAAGCATAATCTTCAACAGTAACGCTCATTGGGTCAACCCTGTACCTTAAGTAAACATCTCCAATATCATCTAAATTTACAATTGCAGGAGTAGTAAGTGTCTGGTCAGTACTTCCTAAATGTAACCCATCTTCAACTTTAAAGCATTCTCCTACTTCATAATACAGCCATTCATCATTCTTTCTCTTAGGAGTATAAACTTCTACAAGCTGATCATTTTCAACAGTTATTCCAGGGTCTTTAAAAGTTATAATTTTAGTTGCATCATCATAAGATATTACTTCCACATCCTTATACTCTTGCAAATAAGACAATGTCGATAAGCTGTTAGATATAGGATTTGTTATAAATCTAATTCTATCCCCTTTTGTGTAGTTGTAAAATAAATCTACAGCTTCAGGGATTTGATTATTAAAATCTAATAAATTATTTATTGTAGCTATTCTTGCTCCAGGAGTAACAGAGTTTCCTACATCTTTAAGTTTGAACTGAACAAAACCTTTATAACCACTAGAACCAGGTATGTAATCTATAGTTTGATTACCAGTGTAAACAAATTGATACCTCTTAGCCCAAGCTGGAGGAGTGTGATTTATAGTAACCTTAAGTGTTGTTTCTCCATAGCCCTGCCCTACAGTAAGGCCTCTTTCAGTAGGAAAGTCTACATAAAACGTCTTTTCAGTTAATACTGAATCTCTATTAGTTAATCCTGATCTGTTTGGAGAATCGTAATAAACCATTCCCAACCCATGAGTAGACCCACTTTTTAAAGTTCTGTTATTTTTTAAAGTTGCATCATCATAAGTGTCAAGCCTAGTATAAAGCCTATATGCAGCACCTGTATCCTGTCCCATAGCTAAAGGCCAAGTAATAGCAGGGTTTATGTCCTTACTTGATTCAGGAACAATCGCTTGTCCAAAAATTCTTAATAAAGCTGACCCTACAGGAACAACCACACTCGTATCTAAACTAGTACTTCCTGAAGATATTCTTATAGAATTTGCGTACTGAATTTGAACTTTATGGTACTCGTAAACTCCTAAATTTACTAAAGCTGCAATTAGCCCATCAACAACATCGTTAGCATTATTTCCCACTTCAGAAACGTACTGAACTTTATTAACTTTGTCTCTCTGAATGTCTTCGTATCCTAGATCTATAAAAGACATAGATAAGACCAAAACATATCTAGTCCCAACTGTCGTAGGATTTTTAATAAGAACCTCTTGAACTATACTACCGCCTGCTCTAATTACAGCTCCTGTAGTTTTATTTTGACAATAGAAAGCTCTATCTCTAACTGTTGAAGGTGAAAAAGAACTCCAAAATCCAGCTCCTATAATACCATTTCCAATAGGTGTTAATGAGCCTGAAACAGATGCGGATGGAACGTAAGTCCATGTAGCCTGATTTTGGTCAATAAGAGGTGTAGACCCAGTAAGTCCAACTCCAGTTCTTGAACCTTGTTTTTGTCCAGCTATAAACCTATAGTGGTATCCGTTTATAATTCTAACTAAATTATCCTCTTCAGGAACAAATCTAAAGTTTTCTGCATTTATCCCTGACTCATTGTAATGTTGAGCTGCTGTTAGCGGATACAAAACAGGTTGAGGTGTCGTTTGTATCGTAGTTTGCTTAATCTGTTCAATATTTATATCAATATCAACAGGGTCATATCCTTCCGTAATCCCACCAAAAGCTACTTTATTTCCATCTATCTGAGACATAGAGTCTGCAAGTTGAGGAACATTATCAAAAAGCCTCATTCCTGAGTTTCCATCATTATCTATAGGTGTGTATGTTTCATCGTTATAAAACTTATAAACATAAGTCTCAGGAAGACCTTGATTTAAAACTAGTTTGGATTTATCTAAATCTTCAGCTAAAAAGAAATCACCAGTATTACCTTCTCTAGCTGCAATCTTAACTCTTTTTACGTATTCATTACTTAAATCTATCTCTAATTCTATAACATTATTTTTATCTAAAGGGTAATAGGCAAAAGGTCTGAATTCAGCCTCGTCAACAGGCATTGCCACTTTTGATATTGGTGACCATGCACTTTCTTCATTGTCAAGATAAACCCATTTGTATCTAAATTGAAACAGCTTATTTCTAACATTATTAACAGTAACTGCAGGGTCATCTTTAAAATCAGCTAAAGGAGGAAAGCCTGGAGCATTAACTATTACATTTAAAAAGTTCTCTTCAAAAGGAATAGGGTAATCATTATTTCTAGCTCTAGTTACATTTATACTTCTAGGCTCATTGAATCTATCATTGAAAAATAATACGTCATCAATTGATAATGGATCAATTATATATTTATCCCTCTGAAAATTTAACAAAGAAGTTTGCAATAACAGCGTAACTGATTGATTAACAACGCTGTACTCGTATATTGAGTGATTAGAAAAACTATTATAAACAAAATATATTACAGTATCTTCAGTTAAATTATCTAACGCTCCGATAACTTTATTATCTCCTGCAGGTAATGGTACATTAACTAAAGTGTTCCCCTTAGTATTTTCAATAGCTCCTTCGTTAGCTCCGTCAGATTTAGACCCTCTAATATTTAGAGCGTACCTATAATCTCCATCAGCCATCATTCTGTCTTCATGGTCGGAATTCAATCCTCCTCTGAAATTTTTCTTCTCTAATGCCATAATTAAATTTTAGGACTACTTTTATACCCTGTATTGAAAGCATTCATAAATTCAGGAATATTGAATCTATTTGAACGTTTCATTGCTATTTTTTTCTTTTTATTGAATTCAGCTTCAGCCATTTGCTTTTCTGTAATTCCATAACTTCTCATTCTTCTAATGTACCTATGCCACACAAAAGACTTTAAAGCATCAACTAAGAAGTCCTCAACTAAGAATTCCCCTTCAACTTGCTCTATATCAGCTAAGTATCTCAATACGATTTCATCACCTGACAATCCGTTTAAAGAAATATAACCTTTATCTTTATAAACTTTATAAGTTCCATTAGCATTTCCTCCTCCTCCAATACCGAACTCTCTTCCAGTATATTGACCGTCAGGAGTAAAGTGAGCAACATTATAAGTGTCACTGTATCCGTCATCATTTCCTTGAGGTTGTATAGAGGCTTGAAGATCCCCACAAGTATCTCTTGTTCTTGGAGACATATTATTATTCAATCCTAAGCTACTTAAAGCTCCACCATCCACAACAGCAATAAGAACGTAATCAATATAGTTGTTAGGTAAATTAACAGTATCATTATCGCTAACAGGAAGCGTAACTTCCGTAACAACAGTTTTTAAATCAAAATTTAACTCTCTTAATCCAGTAGCAGCTATCTGTAAAAACATAGGATACCTGTTATCCGTCTGAGCTAAATGGAATTCCTCAATGTAAATCTCTCTTATTATTTCATCTAGCTTTCTCATTTGTTATCAATTGAGTTATTGGTTTCATCTACAGGTATCTGTAATGTTTTAACAAAATCCATAAATACTACATCAACAACTTTCCCTAACATATCTGCAGGGATGTTAATCTCATCATCTTCATCTAAAGCTCCAAAAGGAACAACCATGTCAATATTAACTTTGTCTGTATTGTTGGATGCTGTCATATTAACAAACATTATATTTGTACCGCTTTTAAAGTATCCTATTTGATTTTCTAAGGTAGACGCAGCTAAGTTCCTGTAAAGGTCGTTAAAACCGTTCTGAGTAGGTATGAATCCTGCACCATTGTCAGTACCAACTCTTTTAATGTCCACACCAAAAGGTAGAGCAATAGAAGCAGAAGGTAGTTTTGCGTAGTATCGTCCTTTTTCATTTTTTAATACTGGAATGTCATAAATTGGATAGTAAAGACTACCATCAACTTCCTGAACCTCATTACCTTTAGTTTCGTAAAGTTGATCTCTAATTAGATCAGACAATCTTTGATGAACAGAAAGCATTAACTCTCTCTCGTCAATAGTAGCATCACTGCTATTTTCACGAAGTCTTAATGATATTTGTTCTGCTATTTTTGCTTGACTTGTTAACATTATACTCCTTGTTTTTCAAATGAATTAGCTGCCTGAACTAAGTCTGCATCTCTAATTTTAACTCCCATAAACCCTAAAGCCAACATTGCAATATCATTGAATGCAGATTTTGGAGCGTCTATGTTTTCACTATCAGCTTCGTTGTAAACTGGTCTTGCATTAGTTATATCGTAAGCCCACTTAGGAGTGTTCGGATTTCTAATGTACGTCAAAGTTACTAAATTTATTAGAGCTTTTGGCTCAATCATAAGAGAATCGCTTTGCATATTAGCTATAGCCCTCTTCTTTGTTGGGAAAACGATGTCGCTACTCAGCCTATCGTCCCAATACATATCTTTAATTCTTTCTATTTTCTTTTGGATTAACGTTCCATTACTAGAGTATTTATGAGATAGTCGAGAAATTATCCACATCTCAGGCATAATATCACCGTTAAGATCTGTACTAACTCCATTTGGAAGATTAGCAATCCCATTACTAACCATAATGTTAACAGACTTCTTTAAATGCCTTAATCTAGCTTCTGATAAAGAATCTAAATCCATTGACGTTTGAGAAATTGGCTGTCCTGGAGAATACTGCTTATCATTTGACACCTGACTATTAGTCCATGCAAATAAAGCTCTCTCTACAATAGAATTGTATTGTGCAGGAGTAGTAGTACCTCTTCCGTTCTTATTGGAAATGGCATCTATAAATGTTTTGAATTTGTCTATGTTGATCATAATTTATATTTTTACCTTTCTTCGACTATCCATTGTGAAGCATCCTCTACAGTTACATCACTTGTATCTGCTGTATTAATCACTTGCCACACTAACAAATCGTTTTGATTCATTCTAACATTGAAAGTACCTGTAAAATAAGAAACATCTCTGCCACCTTGTAAGTTGTTTATTACTCTAGTTTGTGTATATTCAGTAGAAGGTGTTACACCATCGTCTTTAATCATATCTACAGCTATTACATCTCCACTACCACCTTCAATAACAAAATCAAATGTTACTCTAAAGTCTTTAGGGTCTGTACCTATATGTCTTAATTCGTTAGAGGCTGGAGAGTCGAAGTGTTGTAAGTCCGAAGCAGTCCAAGTACCAGCCATATCTACACCTATTCCAGCAGTTGAAATAGTTGATACAGCTTGTGAGGTTACCGATAAAGTACCACCTACAAAAGTATTGTCCATACCTATGTTATTGTCCCAATCACAGCATACACCACTAGGAGATAGGTTAGGGGTTATGTTAGCATCGTTACTATCTGCTACCCCGTCTCTAGTCATTAATACACCTTTGAATTGTATAGTACCCTCATTAGGAAAGTCTGTAGGAGAGAAGTCGCAAAAAGGCTGTAATGTTCCTAAGTCACAATTAATATCTGTTAAAAATCTACTGTTCATTTGAAACAAAGTCCCAGCTTTAAATAATGGCTCTGTAGTAGTATCACTCATAGAACGTACTATAGAAGTAGTTATACGATAACCACCTCTCCAAAGTCCATGCAAAGTTAAAGAAGGAGAGCCACCAAAACGACCTGTACCACTTTCTAAACCCTGTCTGTAATCGTATATATCCCCTAGACTTGTACAGTCAATATAGTTAATTCTGTTAAACTCAAAAGCGTTAAATCCTGTAGCATCGTATATTTCATAAACCTTAGAGTTAGTACCTGTTACGCTTACGTAATAATCAAAGCCTAACATGTTACCAGAGCCAATAGCTATACTTTCACTAACAAACATTGTATAGTTATCTTCACTACTTGTTAATGCACTTAAATCGAAGCTATACCCTGTAATAGTAATTCCTGTAGGTGGTACTGTAATTTGAGTAGTTCCTAAGTCTATAATGCCGTCTATAAAGTAATCTTTAGTACTGTCTATTACACCACCGATAGTAGTTGCAAAGTTAGACTGTGTTACTATTATTCTATTTTCTAATCCTTGCGATCCAGTGTCAGCCATAGTTGCAAATGGATTTCCGCTACTAGGACTGTTAGCAAACTGTATAGCTCGAAGCTCGTCTAAGGTTAATTCTTGAGCTGGAACTGAAGATGTGATGCTGTTGAGTTTTTTGATCAAATCTCTTGGAGAAGTTTCTTTAGGAGAAGTAAAGTTTTTTGTTTCTTCAGAAAAAATAAAAGCGTTGGCGTATGTCATTGTTACAACGTACCCTTTTACTGTGAATACAACTTCGTCCTTGTTGTAAAAATCAGAACTCTCGCTACCTATTGTTACGAGAATTTTATCCCCAATATCTTCAATTCTTATCTTTGCCATTTTTTACGACTTGAGTATTGTTAATGATACTTTTGCATTGCCTCCAGCACTAGATTTGGTTGTTGTAGCGGTTAAAACTTGCCCTGCTGTGAATGTGTTGTTAGAAGACGGAGTTAATGAAACGCCACTACCTATAGTCGTCCCTGCTGTAAGCGTCTGAGTTCCCATAGACAGCCCTGCGTTATTTTTAAAATTAACATCAGCGTCATCAGTTGCCTCAATTAAGTCATCAGCATATACCTCTATCTGTGTGACAGTACATGGGAATGGCAGTACTATTTTATGATCCCCTATTCTATTAGTATCCCAACTAATTGGTAAAACTCTTAATTCCGTCTTTAAACTCGTTTCTACTTTAGGAACTGTTACAGACTCATTTTTGTAAAATTCAGTCGTTGATTGAAAAGTATTTGTTAATGCAGAATCCATATTAGGATACAACATGCTTTGCCAGCTGTCAACAGCTCCCAAATACCTTGAGTAGATAATTAAACCTCCTTGCAATGCTTGTTCTGCAGTTAACGGAACTCCATATATAGTTATTCCAAATCCTCCAATAGTAACTTGAGCATCATATCTGATCCAAATTTCATCCCCATCTTTAGGCGTTCCTGAAGCTAAATAATTTACTCCTGCTCCTAAAGTTGAAGATCCTGTAATGTCTTGATATTTACCGTCCGTAGCTGGGTCCCAAGTAACATTTCCAGAACTAACAACTACTTGCGTTCCTCTGTCTTCAATACCGAAGATTCCAAATCCTGCAGTTCTATAGTCAGCAGTTGAACCTATCGTTTGAGTACTTCTAGAAGTCTCGTACCACGTTCCTCCAATTAATTGAAGTGATAAAGCCACTTGCGTAACTCCTGAAACAAAATCAACAGAACCTTGAAGCTCAATATTTCCTGTTCCATCTTTCACTGTTACAACTTGGCCTACTGCTGCTCCAACAATAATTATCCTATCCCCTTCAGAAAGTCCAACTACAGATATTGTATCTAAGTCATCAGTTCCTGCAGAAGCTTGAGTATCAACAACTAATGTTGTAATAGCAGATTTTCTATCGTAAGATATAGCTCCGCTAGTAATTTCAACTTCTTGCTTATCAAGAGCTGAAGTTAAACTTCTAGGGACAATGTATTCTGTAATCTCTATAGCATTAGTCAAACTGTTTTCAACAGCTAAAGTTGCACTTCCACCACATCCTGAAGCATCATAATTAGCATTCAAAAAGAATGTATACCCTATACTTGTGTCATAAAGCTCTGTAGCATTAGAACCATCAACAACTGTCGCTTCAGGAATAGCTAAATTCCCAGAGTCAACTACAATTCCTGTAGAACCGTTGTAGTCAGAACCTATAGATTGAGGTAGTTTTACAATAACATTTACTCCGTCCTGATCTGCCGTACAGTCAATTACAACTCCTGAAAATCCATTTATAGCTGTAGTAATTAAAGTTGCTAAAGCTATTGCTGTAGTTGCTACAGTATATGGTATAGGACTAGCAATGTCAATCTGCTCTCTACTATTAATAGTTATAGATTTAATAGTTCCAGAACCTGTTGGAGCTGCAACAATAAATGTAGCTGTAGCAATTCTATTTAAAGCTACAGATTGTGCTTTCACACCTTCCAACTTTACATTTCTAGCTCCTGTAGGATCATTAGCTATAGCTTTAACTATAGTTGCCTTATCAGGCTCTACTACGTAGATATACCCTAAACTAGTTCCTAAATCTTCTATTCCTGCCATTATATTTGTATTTTAAATATTAATTCTAAAGTAGTGTACTCATTCTGTAAGGCTAATCCGTTAATAGGATTCCCTAAACCATCTGAGAATCTAAAAGCAAACTCTGTAGCACTCATTGCCACTACGTCAACCTTTAAGTTATTAACCCAACTAATAGTACTTCCTTTAGTTGTATGAACAGTGTTAGCCACTATCACTTCTGGGTAATAATTTGCTGAAACAGCTCCAAAGTTTCCAGCGTCAAAGTCTGTAAAAGACCCTGTCCAATCAGCAAATGTCGAAACGTTGTTGTTAGTTATGAAATCAGTTCCAGTTCCTGCTTGATTAATTGCAGCCAAAACTGCTCCGTAATTGTTTTGCTGTGTAATTGCTATTGTTGGAACCGTACTTGTATTAAATGTCATTAAAGCCCTAACGAATAGAGATTCTACAATTGTATCTGTAGCGTTAACTACATAAGTATAGGTTGTTATCCCTCCAACAACTGCAGAACTTGAGCTTACAGAAGTATTTGTTCCTGTAGATACTATTGTGTTAGTCATATTAGCTAACTTTGTAACGTTAGTTGAAGATAAAGCTACTGTGTAAGTAGTAGTTCCTCCTCCAGATACTGAAGTTACAGTCATTCCTGTCCCAGCATCAACAACTATCGTATCACCACTAAGTCCTAATCCTGTCACTAATTGAGGAGTACCATCTACGCATCCACATCCTGCTTCAGCTTCAGCTATTCTTAATATTTCTGTAACGTAAGCTGAAATATCACTACCCATACTACACCTTAAAGATATTGCCACTAATTCTGCAATTGCCATGATCTGTACAAACTTAGCTAATTCAGTATTAGCTCTCTGAGTATTTGTTCCTTTGAAACTTTGCCATCTATTGTATTGTGACTTGAAACAGCAATATAAATCGCACAAGTCTCCAGCACTAGAAATGTATATAAATTCTGAACCAGTTATCTCATCAATAACATACATACTATCTGACACATCAAAAAGATATGATAGATTAGAAGTTAAAGAACTTGAATGCTCAAGAGTTTTATCTGCTACTGTATAGAAATCTCTAGTAGTTAGCACGTTAGCTGTTCCTGTTACGGAAGCTAAATTTAACGACAATGGATAATTAATAGCAAAAGCACGAGTTATCGTAGGGTCTATTGTATTTTGTGTGTACCCTGTAGCGTCAGTCGCACTTAGTAAAGGTGCTATAAAATCAACCGCCATTGTAATATCAACAGTTGGAGATGTGTAATCTAATGTAAAAGTTCTTGTATCTACTATTGTCGCAGGAACTACTGAGTCTACATAGGTTAACTCAATCGTGTAAGTTCCTTGTTCAGGAAGTCCTCCTGCATCCAAAGGTAATGCAATCTCGATAATGCTATCTAACGAAACTCCACAATCAATGTCTGGAAGTGAATGATTTGTATTATTGTAAAACACCCCTGTAACAGGAGCTGTAATCTTAGCTACAACAGTTACGTTAGCAGCAACCGTTCCTTGACCAGGAAAATCAGTTGTGTCAGCAAGGGTTAATTGCTTAATTGAAAGTTTATAGTTGAAGTATGAATTGTAATTTACTGTAGTTAAAGCCATTTTCTCTTTAAATAAAAATATATTAACAAAAGTAAACAAAAAAAGGGTACTAATCTCTTAGCACCCTTTTTATTTGAAGTTATAAATTACACCTTCACTCCTGATAATAAAGCAATTACATTGTCCTCATTGTCTTTAATGGCAGATCTAAGCTTTTTACGCCCTTGAATCTTAAGTAATGGCTCTTCACCTTCTTCGCCTGGAATAATTAACCAATTACCTCCAGATTCAGTAAGAATATTCTTATCGATAGCCTGATCAATCAAAGCGTCTGTCCATTCAACAGGCTTCTTTTCTTTTTCAATCTTATCTTCAGATTCATTTATCAAATCCTTAACAGAGCTTAATAAAGCTTTATACTTGTCATTGCTCTCTGACAACTCAGCAAAATAATCAATCGGATTAGTTCCTTGTGCAGCTTCTACAAAAACTTCATCACTTGAAGCCCAAGAGATCCACCCCATTTTATCGTCAACATTAATAACGCCAGCTTTTAAAGCCTTGATAATGAACAGCTTATTCTTAGATGATCCTTCTTGCATATTTCCTAAGAAAGCTTCAGGATTACTTACTGCCGAAGCTCTAGTGTAATTCCTTAAAGTGTATTCATCCATAGTGCTAATGTTCACCATTTCAGGTTGAGTCCCTGCTAAAGATAAGGCAATTGCTCTAACATCTTCTACAGGAGCATTTAAAACAAAACTTCTAGCTTTTTCAGCCTTTCTTTCGTCTTTAATTACTTTCTCAGCATCATATTCGTAATTAATCTCTTTATATAATACCGAACTGTTGATATTCGTTGTATGCTCATTGTCTGAGTTATTTCCAGAAATCCTTAAGTAATTTAAAAGGTTTCTATCTTTAATTTTTACAACTAAATGTCCGTATGTTAATTTTAATTTTCTAGCTCTTTTGTTTTGGTCAATCTCAGAACATTCATCCTTCCAAACACTTTTAGCTCCAGGAAGATATTTAGCAACCCTAGTGTATCCATTGTCAGGATCAGGATCTCCATTATCCTTTTTTGGGATATAGAAAACCTCACATTCAGCAGGAATTAATTCTGTAGGATTAAAAAAGGGCCATCTTTTATTCTGTTCCCTTGTTGTTTGAAAAGTTACGTCTACTACTTTTAAATCAGCATTGTCTTTTGTCTTCGTCATTTTAGTTTGTTTTAGTTTGTTTTATTTTAAAATAAAGGGGAGAACCTTTATATGAACTCCCCTTTGTAACCTTATCTTAAGATCTCTTGATATAACCGTACTGGTTAAGAGCTTGAGCTTCTAAAGCGTTGTGTGCCTGGTATCTAACTTCTTCGATGTCAGTTCCATTTTCAGACTGTTCAAGTCCGTTGTAATAAACACATTGCATTTCTCTAGATTTACCTTCACCAGCTAAGAATCTTTTTCTTAAAGACGGGATAGAAGTTCCTCTTTCTTCACCTGCATCAACCTTTACAGTTCCTGAAGGTACAGTGAATGCTTCGTATTTAAATCCGTATCCGTCAGCACCTAAAGATTGCTTATCATTGAAAGCTCCCATAGGACGCTTATCATAAGTATAAGAACCTAAAGTAAACTTCTGAAATCCAAAGTTTACAGCTTTCTCTTGATCTCCATTAAATTCTCCGTAAGAGATAGAACCAGCTTTTAACTTGTCTCCTAACTCACGATCAATTTGTTGGTCAATCTCAATACCAGACATCATCATGTTTCTCTTTTGAGCTTTCTCACCATCGATTTCAACATTGTACTCGTAGAAATCATCAACAGTTACTCCTGAAACAGCAGCATAGTTTAATACATTACCACCTGTAACAATTTGTGTTAATAAACCATTAGATAAAGATAAAGGAGTTCCAGCAGTCTGGAAAACAGTTGCTAATGCAGTGTTATTTAACTCTTCACCAACTAATAAGTTTAATTCAGAAATGTTCATGAATTGAGCGTAAGCATCACCTTCACCTTTTACAGCAAATTTTTGTACTCCTGAACTCTTTTCAGTATACCATAACTTAACTAATCCTTCTGAACCTGTCACTCTCATTCTGTGCTTAGAGATTTGTAACTGCTCAGTGTACTTAGTAGATTTAGTAGTCATTGGAGCTTGAAATCCTGACCCTTCACCATTAGCATTACCGATTATGATAATCTCATCAGCAGAAGGAATAGAAGGAATTGAAGCACCATTAGTAGGAGTAGCAGCAAAAGATGTACTTCCAGTTACAGTAGTTACAATTGCCTTAATGTACGTTCCAAAAGAAGCGTTACCTGAAGCAGGCTTGATCATGATAATATCATTAAGCTTGACAGGGATCGTAATAGCATCTGGAGTCGCATTTGTATCATAAGGTGCTGCAGAAGGAGCTGTTGTTTTAGCATCAGCGTGAACTGTAAAAGTCACAGCCGCACCAGCAGATCCAGCCCCACCATTAGTAGCCTTAATCTTTGGCATGATTCTATCTTTCTCAAAACGAGAAAATTGTAATGCTGAAGTTGCCTTCTTCGCATCAACTAAATCCAAAAATCCAACGATTGAATTTCCGTATCTTTGAACCTCATCTTCAGAGATGTCAGGTTTGTGTGCCTCGTAAAAAGAGGTAAAATTGTGATTATTAGCGGAGCCAGTTGCTCCTGAATTGTATGCCATGTTTTTAAATTTTAATTGTTAATTATTAATTGTTATCTGTTTGCGTCCCTGATTACATCTGCAGCCTGGTCAGCGTCATTTATTTGTTCGGGTGATTTAGCCGTTCCTCCTTTAAAGTCAATGTTGTTTATGTCCTTAACTTCTTTGCTTACTTCGGATTTCCCATTAGCGTAAGCACGTTTGATGTCTCGTTCATAATTTACAACCTTGTACATATCTTTAGAAAGTTTTTCTAAGTCAACCTCACCATTCTCAGCCCAATTTTTCTGAATAAAATCTCTGTCAGCTCCATCTTTATTATCTCCCTTCAAGAATTCTGTAACGCCATTTCGGTCATCATCGGTAACTTGAAAAGAAAACTCTTCTGGAGCATCTTTACTTCCTACGTCAAACTTAAATTCAGAAAGAGTCTCTATGGCAGAATCATAACGCTCTAAGTATGCCTGTTTCTCTTCCTCTGTAGCTCCAGTAGGTTTTTTATCAGAAAGTTTCGGGTTGGAAACTTCTAAGTTGTCAATATCAATAGATTCTTGAAAAGTCTTAAGCTCTGCTCTAGCAATCCTAGCCTTACGCATAAGTCTTGCACTTAAATCGTCCACAGTATCTTGAGTAAACTGCCCATCCTCTATAAGTTCCGCTATTTCAGTTTCACTTCTATTTAAAAGGTTGAAAGGCCTCATCTCCGCAGCAATCTCCTCTTCTGATATTTCGCTATCAGTTAATTGCAATTGCTCAACTAGAACATCCATGCTGTCCATACTATCAAAATCCTTAGACTTATACTCAACAAGATCAGAAAAGGAAACTCCTTCTCCATACTCAGCCTCAACGGCATCATTAATCTTCTCTAAATAAGATTTTCCAGACTCTGCAGCAAGAACATCATTATAAGCCTGATTCATCTCTTCAACAGAATTGAATTGACCATCAGTAGCTTTAGAAATTTCTTCTCTAATCAAAGAACTATTGTCGATTTGTTCTGGTTCGTCTTCCAGTACTTCTTTTTTATCTTCTGCAACAGGAGCTTCATCTTTAATCTCCTCTGTCTCAGGCTTTTCACCACCTTTTTCAATTTCATCTTTAGCAGCATCTATATCGTCAACTGCATCTTTTGGAGTTTCTTTTTCTCCCTCTACAACATCTTCAACTTCAGGAGCTTCATCTTTAATCTCCTCTTTAACTTCTTCTGTTATCCCATCAAATCCTTCTTTTGTTTTGAAAGGAAACTCGTCACCCATTGCTTCGTCTGCCATTTTTATTAAATTTAGTTTAGTTTTATTTTTATAAATACAAAGGAAAGCCTTATATTTGCTATTCGATTAAGTAATTGTTTAAATTTTTAATAATGAGTAGGTTAGATAATAAAAAGATCAGAAAGCTTAGACAAAGCAGTATGGATTTGAAAGGAAAAGATATGCTTATAGCAACCTTAGCTGCAGAGATAGGAATATCTCATCCAATACTCACAAGAATGGAAAATGACGAGGAATATAATCCAGGAGTCCTAACACTCTTGAAAGTCTCTGAATACTTTAATGTAACTTTAGATGATTTAGTTATTAAGGATTAATTGCGGTCACCCTTGATACAGCACCTTCAGGATTCTGAGAAATTCTAGGCTTATCTACAGCATCGCCATCACCACCTTCTATTTGTAGTTTCAACAACTCTTGCTTGTGATAAAACTCTAAATTAAGAATCTTCATCTTCTCTAAAGTTTCATGAGAAACTAAATCCTTATCCAATTGACCTTGACCTTGAGCAACTTGCAAATCAGCAGCAGCTCTAGATTCGCTCTTTAACTTTTCAGCTTCAGCCGCAGCCATTGCAGACTTTTGCTCTCTTTCGCCTGTTATTTCCTCTTTTTGACGAAACTCTTCCATCTTCTCTTCAGCGTAAACTTTCTTTCTGTAAATTAACAGACGTTCAGCTTTCTTGATGTTTGGAATACGTTTGATTTCTAAATAATCTTCTAATCTAATTTCTTTACTCTGAAGAGCAACATTCATTATATTTAATAACGCTTCAATCTCATCATCAGTAGGTAAGGCTTCAACCTTAATACCCATTTGAGCCATAGTAACAGATTTTGCAAACTCTATAGATTTTACGCCCTGCTCCCCTATAATGTTGTCATATTCTGAAATACCTCCACCATGAGCAACCTTGTACTGAATCATTCTAGCAAGAACTTTTCCAACTCTAGCAAAGATTCCTTCAGTGTACGCCTTGTATGTTTCTCTAGTAGTATTGTTAGAAGCTAACAATCTCATTTTTTCAATACCAACTAAAGCATCCTTGTCTGGAGAACTACCATCTCTAGCGTCATTAATACCTCCATTACTTCTAATATGCTCTATTTCATTAATAATAGCATTATCAATAGCAATTAAAGATTGTGCAAATTGACTTCCTAATTCTTGAATAGGCACTCCATTAACAGGATCTCCATTCACATCAGTTCTACTAAAGAATAAAACCCCTTTTTGCTTGTATAATTTAACAATCTTTAAAGGATCTGTTTCTTCTAAAGCTGACATTACATCAGACAATCCTGAAACATCAATAGCAACACCTGTAGGATTCATTTCAGCAATTACATGCCTTTTTCTAAGCACTAATAATTGTATAGTATCTAAATTTGGTTTAATAGTATCAACAAAAGATGTACTAGTTCCTTTTCTTAAGTTTGGCTCAAAATAAACAAACCTTCTTAATAACTCAGGAGAAATAGATTTTCCATCCTTAGTTTGTGGTCTTAATATGTTCTTAGTTCTTTCATACCCTAAAAGTATTTCAGAGCCTGGAATGAAAATACCTTCGTAAGACATTTTCAATTCCTTATTATGTACACTTATTTTTCTTTTACTTCTTTCTGGTTTTTGATACCCATGATTTTTCTTAGAAAGATGTGAACCTCCAAATTTATCTTCCTTCTCAGAATAAGTACGCCCATCAGTAGTGTAGAACACAAAGTCTAAAACTTCAACCCTGTAATCAGAATAAGAATAAGCCATTCCTTCATACTGCTCAGAGCTGTCGTAAGAATTTCCAAACCTCCAGCTTGCATTTCCATGCCTACCTGAATTGGTTTTAGCTATCTTGTACCATTGCTTTTCAGTAATCTCATTGTGAACATCTCTTTCTCTTAAGTTTCGGATAGACATCATAACCTTCTCAGCCTGATATTCAGTATCGTCATGATCAGGCTCATCTGTCCCTGAAGCATAATAGTTGGCAATATTTACATACCTAAAGCTAATCTTACCATTTCTATCATAAAATAACCTTACGCACCCTTTATTGTTTTCTACAAGATCACGAATAACTCTTTTTGAAACCTTAAAATCCCATCCGTTATTCTCAAGCTCAAAATCAACAATGCTCTCCATTCCAATCTCAACAGCCTGTTTGAATTCCATATCCATATAGACATCAACCTCTTCCTTGCTGCCAGGATTAAATCCATCCCTCTTTTCCATTACCATCCCAGACATCTGCTCCATCTCGATGACATCTCTTCTTCTGGCTATTTTACCGTAATATTCATCCCTAGCTTTCTTAAGCATCTGTTTTGAATAATTGTCAATAGCATTGAACTGAATCTTATGGTCCTGATTCACCATATCGCCAACAATGGTGTCTACATACTTCTTCCCTGGAGTTTGAATACTCCAATCAATGTTCATGTAACTTGAATCTCCCTTGTTATCTATCTCAGCGTCAAGTAATGGTTTATACTTGTTAATATCCTGTCTTCCAGCAGCATAATCCCTGTTCTCTTGAATAATATTTTTTCTATCAGAAGTGTAATCTTCCAGCCTACCTCTTGAGTCTATATGCTTACCTATTGCAAGACCATAACCCTTTTGCACTTTTACAGAGGGGTCTAACGTTGTGATTGGAAACGGATTAGCCTCTAAATCCTTTTTAAGACTTTCTAATGAAGATTTGCTCATTTTTTAAAAAAATATTTTAACAAAGATATGAAATATTATCGTAAGTTTAGCACTTAGAGCTTATGAGTCTTAATTAATGCTTTAAGATTCAATTTAACTCCATCGTTACTCCTTTCCTTTTTTTGCTTTCTGACAGGTGTAATTCCCAAGATGGTGATCATTGCTGCAACAGTATTATCATGCACAGTCCATGAATTAGCGTCAAACTTTAAACAATCCTCAATCATGTTCTCAAAAGGAAAATTACCATAAAGATCATCTCTTAAATCACTACCTGTCCATCCGAACTCCTCCTTCTGAACAGTCTTAGATATTTTACCTACATACTTATATATGTAAGTTATCAACCCATTTATAGCCTGTTGCCGAACTTGATTACCAGACATTGAAACTCCCTCAACTTTAGTTTTACTGTTTGACTTAGTGTAGTCGCTTTGAGTAGTCATGTGAATATAATTCTTATATCCTCTTCTGTTCATGTGATTTAGAAGTCCTGGTTTTTGATTTTCAACAAACACCTTCATTCCAAAAAATACTGCAGCCATTATCATATCCTCATAAAACAGATCAGGATTAGGTCTTCTACCTAAGTAGTTTAAAAAGAAGCAGTTAGAATTTGTAGGGTTGTTTATATCAAAAACTTTAAACCCACTAGCCGCAGCATCTGACTTCTTATTTGCTACAGTTTCTTTATGATCAAATGGATCGACTCCGATAACTCCAGAATAAACATTTGTTGGAGAAGGAAAACCTCTTCCGTCATATTCATAACTACACCTACCTTCCTTCGGAGGCATCCATGAAATTTCAAAGAATCCTTCAGGATCATCATGAAAAGAAACTTTATGCTCATTCATGTCATCCCAAACAAAATTACCTTTCCTAATAACACTTTGACTTAAAGTTTCATTAAATTCCTTTTGCTCGTACAACTTCTGAGCTGAAAACACTTGAGTTCCTACAGCAGAGTAAAATGCCTCTTTAGCTGTGAAAGGGAACTTACGAACCTCTCCTGCCAACTTAGAACCTGTTAATCCATCCCTTTGAGCTAATAAGGCATCCTTAGCACCTTTTATGTCTGAATAACCGTATTCGTCTATAAAGCCTTCAAGTCCGTAGTAAGCTGGCTTAAAATACCTGTACATCCCTGAAATGGTCCTTCCATCCTTCTTTCTTTCGCTGTAATTAGAATCATCGTAAATATCCAAGGCAGCTTGACCACCCTTTCTGTCCAGCTCTTCAACTGTAGTTGTAAAATAAGCTTTTCCTACAATCGTAGTTCCTACTACCAAACAAGGTTTTACAATATCCCAACGCTCAGAAGCATCCCCTTCAGTAAATTTCCCAAATTCATCACAATAATATCTTTTTAGTTTTGACCCATCATAACTGTCTTCAACAGAGGACCTGTATCCAATAATTGAATTTAATACCTTGTCATAAGTTTTCTTATCACCTTTAGTACTCCTTTTACTTGGAGCTTCAAACCTTAATTCTTCTTTAGGATTTGTCTCTCCAGAATCTGTAGGCTTGTATACTGAGTGTAATTTCTTCCAAGAACTTATTAATTTTTTAAATACTCCTTGGCCATCCTTCTTAGTTTTAGATTGAATCCCACACTCAGACTCCTCATTCCTTGAGGCATACTCGTACAGCAAGCTAGTGCCATACACAGTTTTTCCAGAACGTCTGTTTGTAAAATAACAAAGTCCAAAACAATCAACATCTTCCTCACAAAATTTCCACAAGTATGACAAATCTCTGTCACTATCACGAAACTCAGGAAGTCCAATATCAATTTTCCACGTGTTAATATAAAAATAATGCACACCCGTTACGTATTCAATGGTTCCATTATTATAAAACCAAAATCCATTCCTTCTCTTACTAAACTCTGCTTGCTGAAATTTTATTCTTTCCTCTCTAGGTAAGTCTTCAAAGTGTGCAGGAACCTGAGTTGGAGTAAACTTCTGCTCGGCTCTAGGTAAATCATAATAAGCTATCTCCTTCTGTGGAGGAGGTTTAGGTAGTGTAATTTTTATTTCGTCAATAATCCTTTCCCTCTGGAACTCAGAAGGTTTTTGAATTTTCTTTCCAGGCCATTGCCCTACGTAGTTTTCAAGCATTTTCTTGGGATGCTATTATTTCTTCATATTCACTTGCGTAAACTTCTTTATCTATATCTTCAGGAGATATTTGATCGGCAAGTTTATCCATTGTAGAAAGAAATGAATCTTCCTTTTCCATAAACTTAAATATACGATCAAAAATTTTGTCGTCTTTACTTGATAAAGATTCTGGAGATAAAAGATTGTATTTTTTAGTTTTGCCTGTAGGATTTCCATCCTCATCAAGTATCGGAAGCTCTATACCTTCCAACATAAGACTATTTAATCCATCAACCATACTCTTTAAAGCATGATATGAATGAACCTTCGTTTTTTTGGCAGAGAAATCTGCAACTTTCTTCTCTAGATACTCAACATATTCTAGCTGAGACTTGGAAAAATCTTTTGGTTTGTCCATTTTATTTAATTTTATTTAAAACAAATGTAAGCAAAAAAAATAACCCACTCCGAAGAGTAGGTTATTCCACCAAAAATATAAACTAGAAAGAAAATATACTATTTAACCCAAGAATAACCAGATGCCGAAGCATTTACTATTGGAGTTTCTACTACTGTCACGTTAGTAGTAGTTGAAAATGCTACAGATACAACCTCAAAGATTGTGTCATTTGCGTCACCTTCTCCAAACACTGTGAAAACTTCACCTGCAACAAACTTAGCAGACACATCTCCTTCAGAAGCATCAACCTTAACTACGTTTGGTGCAGCAGTGAATGAATCTAATAAGTAAGAGAATCCACCCTCTTTTGCAATTACAGCGTTATTCCAAGCTGCAGAAGTTACATTCAATTTAATAGACTCTGGAGAACTTCCTGAGTTATCAAATCTTAAAGTTGCTAAAGAACTCGCTTCAGAAACTCCAACAACTCTATTTTTATTTACCCATACTGAAGTACCACCTAAATCAGTAGTAGCAGTTAATACGGCAGATAAAGCTCCAACACTAGCTAAGGCTGTATTAGTTTGAATTGTCTTTCTGTAACCATCAACTTCATCAATGTATTGAACAACAGTTACTGAACCGTCTACAAATGCTTTTAAAACTAAAGAATCCTCTAAAGAGATCTCGTTGTTGTTTAAATCACTTAATATTAACTTACTCATTATGTATAAATTTTAAAAATTATCTTATTATAAAACAAAAGTACAAATATTATTCTTATGAAAGCGTAAATAAATTATTTTTTCTTTCCTCTAGCTCTACGATCTCCAGCAGAATCGCAATTAGAACCTCTATTAGCCTTCTGAGATTTTAATACTAACCCTGCTTTTGTGTGAGAAATATCTTTTCCATCCCCAACCTTACTGTTAGGATTTTTTCTATTAGCTCTTCCTAAAGCTGTACGATATAAAATGCTAGATTTCTTTTTATTATTGTTAGCATCATAATTTTGCTTCTTTTTCCTAGCTTCAGGATTCTTTTGATAATACAAAGCACTCTTGCTTGTTCCTGTTTTTGTTCCTGCTAATTTATTTCGAGCCATGATGTAAAAGTAAGTATTATTTTTTAATACCGAACACTACTAATTTAAACGTCTAACATATTACTCACTCGTTCCTCGCT